AAGGTATAAGACATACACATGTTTACACAGATTTCTTGAAGGACGAACGGCGAACCAAGGAAAAGGCCAGATTGGGGCGCTCGAGACTTGTCTCTGGCGGCCCACTGGACTTAACCCTGGCGATGCGAATGTATTTCTCCGCGTTTGTTAAGACTTTGCATGACAATATGCCAAACGATGGTACCGCTCTCGGTATCAATCCGTATAGTGACTCGTGGCACATGTTAGCATGGTTCTTGCAGACAAAGGGAGAGAGTGTGTTTGCTGGCGATATATCTGGTATGGACACGTGTGAAAATTCTCAGTATATGGAGGCAGTTTTGGAAATTATTAATGCTTGGTATAATGATGGAGAGGATCGTGTGCGGCAAACCCTCTGGGAGGACATAAAACAGTCACTTCATATCCGCGGAAACGTGGTATATGAGTGGTTGAAGTGCAATCCTAGCGGGCAAGCCGTTACCACAGTCCTTAACACCGTGTGTCTTATGCTTTTATATAGGTATGTGTGGGTTCTGCAACATGATGGAGATGTTGAGAGCTTAGACATATTTGAAGATCATGTCTATGTAGTAGCTTTTGGAGATGACAGCGTTGTGAATGTTAGCGATGATAAGAAAGATATCTTCAATTTGGAAGTTATGATTGAGAAAGCACCCCTTGCTGGCTTTACTTACACTGATGCCTCGAAAGGGAAAAATGCGAATCTGGAGAAGACGTCAAAACTGTGCGATGTCACCTTTCTCAAAAGAACTTTTAAATGGAGTGAAGATGCTGGCCGTATCGTTGCGCCCTTGGAATTAGCCGTTATTCTTGAAACCCCCTATTGGAGACGTATATCCAACTCCCCCGTTACCCGAACTTTAGACAACGTAGAGGATAGCTTGTTAGAGCTTGCCCTTCATGGTAGAGATGTGTTCGATGAGTGGTATCCTAAAATATCTAAGGCTGTTACTAAGAGATATCGGAGGTGTACTAAAATGAGTACTTATGAGGAGTACTTTGAGAAAGCGTTACATGAAGATAAAACTTATTAATGGTTGAAGATCCACTCAGACACCGCAGTCGTTAAAAGGCATCTTGCTGGTGGATGTTAAACACCAATAGAAAATAAATTCTTTAAAATTAGTCTTGTTGTTGGACTTAAAACGACACTAGAATCCACATTCTTTAAGTGTGGCACCCACGCATGAGGTGTAAAATCGATGAATTTTTATTTTGGCTTTCTTTTTGTAAAAATATTTAATTTGTTATGTGTGTATGTATTTTCTCTTTATATACGGTGGTCCTAACATTCAAAACCAAATCTCTGTATAATAACAGGTCCTGGCGGAGAGAGAGAATATGCCCCCTGGCTATTTAGCCTTACGGTGCAAGGTGGGGGTGGAGCAGCCCTCCAACTACCTAGTACAACAGAGAGTAGCTATATTCTATGAGTGTAAAATATAGTGAAACATTCCACTTGCTAAAAATACTATTATTTCTGAGGCACAAATGTCGAGTGGCGCCGTGCCTGATAAAAACGCGCCACTAACTGAGAATGCGAGAAATGAGTTTGAAGATAATCCTATTAATCAAGAGTCTACAACTGGTATGTTAACTGACGCACCTTCCGTGCTCAGCAGTTATAAGGTGGTATCGTACGATTCTAATATATTAAACTCTGCGTCTAGTAATTATATGCAGGGTCTTAAGGAGTTTCTGGCGAAACCCATTAGAATCGCTACTGGGGTCTTCGGACCCGGTACCGCCGACTTACCAGCCCATATGGCTGAGATTGTGTTGGATTATACAAATTTTCTAGCAACACGTCATGTCTGGAGTGATAAACTTGTTGGTTTTCTAGGAATTCGAGCCACTATTGTGACACGATTACTGGTAAATGGTAATCCCTTTCAACAGGGAAGGCTATTGATGTCTTACAATCCTATGGAACGAGAGACTGGAACCAACACGAATATCAAACGAGATGTGTCTTTGACTCAACTTACAACCTTACCACATGTGGAGTTGGATGTAAGCTGTGACACTGAAGCGGTGCTAGAAATACCGTATATAAATCTACAAACTCATCTAAATATGTTCAATAATTCTGGTGGTTGGGGTGTGTTGCGTTTAGACAAATACATACCTTTTAACTACGGAACTGGATCTAGTACCTGCCCATGGGAGATATGGGCGAGTCTGAAAGATGTGCAACTTGTTGCCCCCAGTAAGACTAATATAATAAATGATCCTATTCTGGCACCCTTGGATGCCCAGATGAGAACCTCTAATATGAAGAGTAACGACGTTAAAGACAAAGAGATAGAAGAACAAATGAGTCCTCTAGCTAAGATGTTTCGAAGTGTAGGCTCAGTAGCCTCCTATGTACCCGGTGTTGCGAAGTTGAGTTCCCTGGTAGGCAAATTAGATTGGGCGAGTGCAGTTAATGCGCTTAACCCAGCCTACTTTGGCTGGTCTAAACCGGTCAATGAAATGCCTATAATGAGGATGAACCAATGTACCTATCAAGGTACCAACACTTGTGACGGAGTCGAACAAGCCTTTCAGTTAGCTTTAGCGACAACTAATAAAGTTGCAACTATGCCCGAATTAGGAGGAGTGGATATTGATGAAATGAGTATAGATTATCTTAAGCAGATATATGCATTTGCGGGGTATATTGAGCCTTGGACAACGGCGCAGAACCCTGACACAGAATTGTATCATGTCGATCTATTCCCACAGATATTCGCTTCCTACTACACAAATGGAGCAGCGCAAGGTCTATGGTGTCCTACACCTATGGCTTTTGTTGCTGGTTGCTTCCAGTATTGGAGAGGATCATTTAAGATCAGATTAAAGCTAGCTAAAACTAGTTTTCATTCTGGTCGATTATGTTTGACCTTCAATCCTGGATACACCCCCATTGTGTCTGGAGGGACTAGTTCTACTAATCCTTTAGCTAACACACAAGAATCAGATTACGTGCATCGAGAGTTCATTGATATTCGAGAAGGTAACGAGTTTGAATTTGTGATCCCCTATTGTAGTCCAGTACCATATCTGCAGTCTGGTCAACCAATGGGTATTTTACAAATTTTTGTATTAAACCCATTGCGTGCCCCAGACACCGTTGCCTCGTCTATAGCTATAGCCGTAGAGGTCGCAGCTGCTGAAGATATGGAATTTTCTAGACCTACAGATCCATTTTACAAGCCTTGCATCCTTCCAGGACAAAATCTGGAACCCTTAGAAGCTCAAATGAATTCTTCTATTGAACAGTGTAAGAAGGTGGTAGCCAAGCCGATAGGTGGTTGCTCTGTTGATAGTATGGACACAAAGTTTGCTGAAGTGTGTATTGGTGAACAGATCAAATCTGTGAAGCAGTTATGCTTGCGAACAGTTTGGCAGTCAGTTGATCCTAGAGGAAGCAATGGTTGTATTAGACCTTACGCTTTGGTGCAGCTAACCACACTGGCCCATAGATCATGCCCAGGTTATTATGATTGGATTTCAATCATTTCTCCCTTGTATGCTTTTAGTCATGGTGGTGTCATCAGCAGAGCTTACGCCCTTGCTGTGACAGGATCCGGTGTTATGGTCACTGCTTCACTTACGG